TCAGGTTTCAGTATAGCGTCAATGTTATCCACATCCAACGCCTGGTAAACTCTTCTGTACGCCTCGCGTATGTTATGCAACGCTGGATTGGCGATCGCCAATTGCAGTTGCTGTTGCGCCAGCATGACACGCTGTGACATCGAGAATATGTTTGGATTTGAAACTGGAAGTATGTCAATGCGGTCATCAAAATCTTGTTGCTTGATCATTCGATTTCCACCTTTCACCATGTAAGGATATTCAGGTGGAAGGAACATTTTGATGCAACGCGCAAGCAGATTAAATTCAATTCCCTGTGCGTAGTGCAATCGCTTGTGAATCGCGCTCATCACCTTGGTTCCTCGCTCTAAAAGAGCAAGCGTGGTTCCAACTGGATTCTGCTCGTTCCCTTCACCCATCTTCATGTCCGCTATCGCCGCGAATGATTTTCCCGCGTCAACGCAGAAACCCAGTAAGGCAAACAGAACCTGTGACGGTTCCTTGTATGGAAGTGGTAAAAGCGATTCCTTAATTGAAGTTCCCGTCACATCCACATCACGAAATTCTCCTGGCTGCAAAGGCTCGTCATGATCGCGTATGCGCATGCCGCGCGCCTTGAAACCTGCCGGAAGGTTCGCGAGTGTGCCAGCATCAATTAACTGCCGCAAAACACTTGTTGCTGTTCGCGATAGCCCTCCAAGCATGTGTATCAGACCGAAGCCGTAAAACCCCAGTCCTGGGAGGAACTTGTAGTGCGTGAAATAGTCAATCCTGTTTTTTACTGGATCCTGTTCTATCCAGTTTCTCTTGATGGAAAGAACCTTGGTTGAAAACTGGTCAATCGTGATGATGTAAGGAAGCTTAATTCCGTCTTGGTCCTCGAACCCTGGAACGTCAGCCGCGACATGAATTTCCAAAAGTGAATGTTCGTCATCATCCTGCGGAGTCGTGTCACTTGTTCCTTGGAGCTCGTCTATCTTATCAGGAACATCGCTTGTCGTTGCGACGGATCCGGACGTGATTGGTATGTCACGGTAGAATCCGCTTACCTGCTGTTTTCTCAGTTCATTGGAGTCCGTTTTCGTGACATGCGTTATCCTGACCGCGTCTTCCAGCGAAGACGCCATGTAGTTGACAACGCAGTCTTCGGATGAAATGAATTTTGAAACCGGTCTTTGTAAAAGTGAATCGTAATAAGTTTTCTTGAACGCCGAACCTGACAGAGGAAGATAAAATAACAGTTGATCCATGTCAGGATCATATTCCTTCATCACGTGCGTCAATTGGTAGTTCATATAGTCCTTGACACGCTTTGCCTGCTCCTCGACTTGAGGAGTGATCTCACCGACGATCTCCGTGTTGACGGGTCCCGCAGGAGGAAGTAACTCCTTGTACGCCTGCGCCTGGAACTGCGTCACTGATTCCGAGAGCAGCGGATGAACGACTCCTGCCGCGCCCTCGAAAGGCTGCGTGCGGTCCTCGTACTTGAATCCAAGCATGTCCAAACCTTTCACATACGTGTCCTCCCAATCCTTTCTTGACTGCTTGTCGGACTCGTACGCCGCGACCAGCTTGTTGGACAGTTTCTGAAGATCATTCTCTTCAATGAAATCCGCCAGGTTCGCGTTGAATGGAATCTGTGACTGGTCTACTGGAGCGTTCGGGTCAAAGCTGACATCAGCTCCTCCGTCTGGAAGACCTTGAATGTCAACATCCGGTTCAAAGTTAACATCCTTTTCCGGAACTTGAACGTCCGTCGCCCTTTCATTCGCGCCGACGTCAACACCGGCACTCGCCAGTGCGTCAATCGCTTTTTCTATGCTGCTGTTAGGTATGGGTCTCGTCTTTGGTGCCATTGTACTATCCTATCACAGAACCGGAACAACATCAACAAAAGAAGGACGATATATAAAACCACCTTCGCTCTTGTACATGTCCACTGATGCCTTCACTGGTTCTTTCTTTAAGTTAATTATTGGAATCTTCGCCCATGTATTTCCATTCCCATCTTTAATGTTTGTAGAGGAAAATTCAAGGTCTAAATTCTTCGCCACGTTTTTCATCCCTGATACGGCGATATTATCATAGAATCCGCGGTTCCCTTTCGCGATGTCCGCACTGGCGCCGACGGCGTGATTCTTCGCTTTCGCTGAAATCATCGCCACACTGTCAAATCCTTCCTGAGTTGCAAGGTTTATGAGCGTCTTGATCGCGATCTTCGCCTGGTTCTCCGATTTCTTCCAGGGTCCTTCCGGGAATACTTCATCAGTGTGAGTTACTGACATTCTCTTTCGAGTATTTGCAATTTCTAAACGAAGTGCCTCACGCTTAACTTTTAATCTTTCCATAACTGTCACTGCAGATGGGTCTGTATGTCCTGTAATCTTATCAATTTGATCAGATACCTTTTCTATTTCAACTGTTAAAGTTTTAAGTCTATCAGATAATATATTAGCATCTACCGCTCCAGGTGCATCCATTCTTTCAGCATAGGAAAATGTATTCGGCTTCTGCTTCACCTTCTGGTGCATGTCGGACTGGATCTCCTCTATGAGAAAGACCCTTTTTCCTTGTTCATCAATTCTCTCAGAGGCACGCAGCCAGAATACGGGGTTGTTTCCTGATGGGTTCGTGAAATGCCCCTCTCCGAACGTGAATTGTGGCTCATTGGCCCGCATTCCCTTTGGATTGGGATTATAAGTGAACGGAATCTCTATGTACCCGGTTCCGCCAGACAAGAACTGCGCACCTTCGTGCCCAACGCCTGTCTTGCCCATGTAGAACCCTTCACCGCTTTTAAGCCTCCTGAAGCGGTTGACGAGGTTCTGCGTGTAGAATGGGACCTTGACGTTCCCGAAACCGTTCTCAACGACGTTTTCAATGCCGTAAGCTTCCTTTATGATCTTATTTATGTTGGATGTTATCTGTGGCTCCAATTCCAGCCACGCACCTTTGATATCTTTTCCTGTTCGCTCTGAAAGCTCCCGTGCAAAATTCATAGTAGTGGTTCTAAGCCGATCACCGATTATGTCCTGTGGCTTGTTTCTCAGTCGCCTCATTTCCTCGAATTCACGCGCGCCGGCAGGCATGTCTCCCAAATAGCCTGATCCACCACTTCTCTGTCCCGTCAAAAAGTTCTGAAAATCTATCCAACCCTTCTGGAAAGGCTCCATTTGCTGAATTTTATAGCTAATTACCGGTTTATTGTTCTTGTATTGCGAAATGAGCTCCGCTTTCGTGATTGGGGCGTTGTTTTTCCACTTCTTGGTGCCCTCGTCAAATCCACCGATGTTTTTCAGGAGGTTTCCAAGGCCGAATTCGTGCATTTCAGTTGGTGAAACTCCGTTTTTGAGCAAATATCCATTCCATTGCTGCGCGTTCATCTTATCCAACGGCGAATTCGCGATTTCCAGGTCGGATTTCAGGTGGAAAACGGGCGTCTGCCCTTCCGTCTTGATCGTTCCCTCTACTTTAACCCCTTTTTTCGTCTTATCAGTGATTTTTATGCCTGAAGCTACATCCGACATGATCGGAGGTGGGTCAACCTTCTTGAATGGGTTCTTGAACTTAGATATTGCCGAGAACGCCACTTGAGTGTAATCCTCCATTCCCGCTTCAGCGGGGTTGAGGTCCGGCACGACCGATTCCATTTCCGTGAATTGCGCCATGTCCCCTCCTAATGACATATGTGGACGGACAAGTCCGCCTTCTTTTAAAACCGATAAAGATTTTTCTCCTCCGGCCTGTTCTCTGAGTATTTTTCTTATTTCATCACCATACATACCTTTGTATTTTTCAGGACTAAATTCTTTTCCAAATCTTTGTCCCCCCACTTCCGTGATAATCCCTTTTGACTCAAGCTCTTTTCCAAAACTATACAGGTCTTTTTTCAATTTGTCCACCTGCGTAAAATCTTTATTTTTTTCCGCGTATCGTATATCGGATAACAAATCCGATATTCTTCGGTTATAAGTCCAAAATGTTTTTATATTCTCTAATCTTGGAGCAAGATACATATTATTGAATGTCAACGCTAATTTATAATCAGCCGCTACGTCCTTAATATGCGCCAAAGATATTTGGTCTATTAGTTTAGCATTAGGAGTATCCTTAGTCATCTTGTTTAAAGTGGTAATGGCATCCTGAACCTCAAACTTTTCCAACAACAAAGGAATAACTTTTTCAATATCCTTCTTACTTGTCTTTCCGACATTTTCCATTATATTACTTAATGGAAGTTTCTCCTTTCCAAGGCCATACCGAATCATTCTATTAACTTCCTGAATAAAAAAAGCTCTGGCCCCTCTCCTAGAATCCAAAGGAATATCAGAATAATTCTGATTAAGGGTATCATTAATATTTTTTCTCAAAGCAGTGAGATGAGTCTTTTGATTCTTAAACACTGGCGCATCCAGCATCTTCAAGAAGTTAAAATCTTTATAGGCTCCTCCCTCCTTCTGGAATTTTTTAATAAAATTTAATACTTGGGCATCTTCCGGCATTGGAATATGCCCAAGCGTGTTCGGTTGAAAATTTTTAGGAAAATGTTGTCTAATACTTAATACTGCATCATTTATTTGCTTATCTATACTATCCGAAGAGACACCCTCTTTCTTCATTCTATTAATCCATGCATCCAGTGATGGGTCTTCTCTTAAAATATCCTTTAAGAGAGCCCCTCTTATTTCAGACCCCTTTGATTCAGGGTGGGATAACCGATAGTCCTCTAGAACGTTATAAACCTTCAATCCTCTATCATGAATAATATCCGCCGCTTTTCCCCCGTATATTTTCTTTAACTCATTATATTCATCCACAGCATCCACGGATAAAAAGGGCCTGTTTGTTTCAGGGTCATTTCTCCAGCCATGCTTCTTTTTCATACCTTCAAAAAACTCTTCAGCAGAAGTAGTTTTTTTCCTTCCTGCCCCCACAACTTTTGAACGAAGTGGTGTTCCTCCTTGATATCCCTCAGCTCGTCCTATTACTTCTCTTTTCACAAATTTAATCGCGTTGATTAGCTTTAGTTTTTCTCCCACCGTAGTGGCTTCAGGAATCTTATTATAAAGGGAAGAGAAGTCCCTTATCAATTGGTCATATCCGGGGTATGAATTCCAATATCCTTTTCGTCCCCTGATATTTTCGCCCTCTAGTCTTACCCCAAAGTTAAAATCTTCCCCCCACTTTTTCATATCCGCTATTCTTGTAATAAGATCATTCAAGGAAGAGTCCTTGGAAAATTCCTTAAAGTGAGTGTCTTTTATTTTTGCCCTCAACAGAAGGTCATCTTTTCCAGATGCAATTTTAGTAATCCATTTTTTACGACCTGAAGGAGGGTTTCCTGTTCCATATGGAGTGTTGACTTTATAGTTCAGCATGGACTGAACACTCTTATCCAAAGAGCTTAATGGTTTTGTACCACCTGCTTCGGTAACTGCTGGTTTGATATAATGTGTTGATGTTGTTGTAGGACCACCACCAATTTTTGATGTTGATGCTGTACCACCACCTATAATAGGCACTGGGTCTTTTTTAGGCGTTATCCATGAGAATCTTTTCATTATTGTTCCCCGTAAGGAAGGTTTAGTGTAATTTCCAAATCATCTTTTGTTTCCGGCGCCGCAGCCAAAGTGGTTCCCCCTGTACCTGTCGCAACCTTTCCTGCTGGGGAGCTTAAAAGTTTGCTCACTGGTGCACCAACTCCCATCGCCATCAATGGATACATCTGCAGGAGAAATCCTTCTTTTTCCTTATCAGTTTCTATCCCTTCAGGGAAGTCGAAATCATGCCCCTGCCATGCGACATTTTTCACCCATTTGTCCTCGAGGAAATCTCCTAGGGCCTCGTAGCCAGGAACCGATTGGAGTATTCCACCCATTCTATCGGGATTCACATTCCAGTCGCTGAGCCAGTTCTGTATGGACGGCTGCACTCTTGCGAGCTCGCCATCACGCATCGCGTACTTTCCTAGATTAGTGAGGTTTAGAGTGTCTCCACTGTAGCCAGGATCAAGGATCATATCCAATCCAAAAGGACCCTCATCAACCTTCGGCATATTCCCAAAAGTCACCATTGAATTTTCCCTGTCCATGCTTCCGTCAGTATTAAACACCTTATCCATTTTCAGGATGCCATGTTCATCTTCAAACTGCACAGGATTATTTTTCAGTGTCATATAATTACCCAGCAAATTATCCAGCTCCATCTTCGTATCCAAGTCCAATGCCTGACCTCCCATCATTTCATATGACATAACATGATCATAAAAGGCCTTCACTCCGTCTTGGCTATTAGCGGCGTTAGCTATGATTTCCTGTGGAATTGACTCCCAATTTAATCCAGCCTGAGCGAGAATCTCGTCCAAACGAGTGTCCATCTCGCGTCTTTTTTCATTAATCTGGGAGAGATGAAGATTCTGCGTATATTTGAAAAAGTCAGGGTGCTTGTCTATCTCAGACATTGAAATCGGTCCGAATGAACCTTCCCGCTTCTGCGTCATCATATTCTTAAAGAAATCTATCAGTCCGAAGTTTGGGTCGTCCGTTCCAACTCCTGGAATAATTCCTCCTGGATCCAAGGCGTTATAGCCGAGGCCCACCATATCATTATACCAACTGCCGAGCTGTTTAATGTTTCCCTTGAACGATTGCCCAAGTTCTCCAGCATCAAATTTCCTAAACTCAGGACTACGAACGTAGTTGTATACATCCTGATACCAGGGTAAATCTTTAGTAATATTCTCGTCGTCCATTGTCCGTTGGTTCATCCTTGAAGTCATCCTTCAGTTCCACGTAGTAGCCTTGACGGTAGCGCATCAGCGCCTGTGTCATGCTGTCCACGTAATCGTCGTGATCGCCAAAAGGAAATGCGGCGCATTCCTCTATGACTTCCTCCGCCCAACGCCTGTCCGAAGGCACCCATACCGTGCCTGCCTCGAATAGCGGTGCCACGCTATTCACTCTTGAATGTTTATCATTTCCTTTGCTCGGTGTAAAGTTAATTACGGGGATTCCCGCTTTCTGCAATTCGTGCGTCAGAGGCAGTCCGCTCGCCTTCGCCTCGATCAATACAACTTCCGGTTCCCAGTACTTGTACTCCTCCTTCGCCTTTTCCTTCAGCTCGGGAAAGTTCCACCGTCCGCGCTTCGCGTCCAACAGGATGATGCTCTGCTTCGTATCGTCATTCGGCTTGAATATCCCCCACGTCGTGATCGCGGAGTAATCCGCCGTCTCCTTCTTGGAGAACGCCGTGTCATAGGACTGGATGATGTACTGCAGTTCGGGGACCTTTTCAGGCTCCCACTTCTTCCACCATTCACGCTTTATGAGCGCGCCCTCCTCGGAGGTCGGCGCCTGCATCCACTGCGCGTTCCACTTGGCGATGGGGATTGAAGCCTTGACGCGCATGAGTCCGTCCATGTCCCAGAAATTCCCCCACATCGGCTTGTCGTTGATGACGGCTGGGAATTCAACAATCTCCCACTGATCCGTCAGTTCATCCTTGCCTTGGGCCTCGAGCAATTTTCCGGTGAGATCTTTTACACTCCAACGCGTCATGACCAATACAATCGCGCCACCCGGTTGGAGACGCTGCCTCGGCCCTGAAGTGTACCACTCGTAATGCCCTTCCAAAACACTCGGAGAAAGGGCGTCCTGCTCTGAATGGGGGTCGTCAATGATCAATAAGTCCGCGCCACGGCCCGTAATCGCGCCACCGACGCCGGCGGCGAAATATTCGCCTCCGTGGTTGGATTCCCACCGTCCCGCGGCCTTAGAATCGGTCGCGAGGGTGACTCCGGGGAATACTTTCGAATATTCGTCGGATTCCAGCAAATTCTTCGTTTTTCGACCAAAACGGATGGACAGTTCGCCCGTATGCGTCGTTTGGATCAATTTCGCCTTTGGATGGCGGCCCATGAAGAATGCGGGGAACAAATGCGACGCAAATTCCGATTTCGTGTGTCTTGGAGGCATGTTCACGATTAATCGCTTCAATTCGCCGTTCGCCACGCGGTTCAGCTTCTCAGCATAGATTTTATGGTGGTATCCTTGAATAAACTCGGGCCAAACCATCTTAACAAACTGCAAAAAGTCCTTTTGCCCCTTTTCTTGCTTCTCAACTAGGGCTTTTCGGAGGATCAACTTCAGCGTATTCGTATCCAGGGTTTCTAAATTAGAAATGTTTTCCATTTTTTAAAAATTTTTTAGAATAGGGTACCTTACCACATTTCAAACGATTTTTCAAGGGATTGTCAGTGTCGGACT